GATCTTCATACTAAGTACCTCCTTTCTTGTAGTTATTAACTTACTGAAGCATTATGCCATACCAAAAGTGGATGTGCAGGTGCGGAAATGCTGTAAGTGCGGGTAGGTAGAAGAAGATAAGGCATAAATAGCGAGCACACACTATTTTCATACCCATCTGCTCACTATTGGGAGTTTTTTTATTAATTTGGCACTGGATTTTGTGAGTTATCCACATTTTTATGAGGTGCACCTCTAGGTTTTACCTATTGTACTACCTATTAGGATTGGGGGTGCTTTTGTAAGTGTCATAGCTTAATAGGGGTTAAGTTGTGGATAACTTTTTAGGGTAGGACACATGTGTCCTAGGTGTTGACAACTTTTGTCCTACCCTATGCCCAAAATGTGGATAACTTTATCGGAGTTATCAACAGGTAGGACAGATTGTCCTACCCTATGTGGATAACTTAGTTTTCTTTTCCCCTGCTTGCAGACCTACAAGCCTCAGTAGAGGCTCCAGGTCGATAGAAGAGGGTTTACCATTGCGTTCATGCCGCTTCAGGAGTCCGTTCTGCTCCATCCTTGATATAGAGCGTCGTACAGTGCGTCTTGAAGTGCCCATATTCGCAGCGATGGTACCTAGTTTGGGGAAGACAATAGTTTCTTCTTCCCATTTGTACCTCATGAGGTGTAGGAAGACTAGTGCATCTCCGTAATCCATCTGGTCTTCTCTGATAAGTTTAGGAAGGAGGTCAAAGAAAGCATAGGGGATGTAGAGGCCCCCACCCTCTGGGGGAAAGGGACTATCTTTTGTAGTCCAGCGGGACTTATACTTAGGAACGGGTGATTGTGGCATGGTACCTCCTTGCAGTGGTATGGAAGCTCCTCGCAACTTCTACCACGAGGTGTAGAGCAAGGGGGAGGGAGGCTGCAAGTACCTCCCTCGATTACAGGTGGCCAGCCCAACCCTTCTTACTTTACTCTTTGAAAGGCTGCTTTCACTAAGGGTTCTGGCTCTAAGCCAAGAAGCTCACTCAGGACTGTAAATTGTCTCATTCGGAAGTAGTATAGGGCTTTCCCATGGCGAGTAAGTTGCTCTTTACTTTTACTATTGTTTTTTAGTAATAGCTCATTAACTGCAGCTTTGCTTAATAGATCATCTAATGCAAGGTGAATGATGTCGGAAGCTAAGTTGCGGTAGGGATCATCTTTACGGGGGTTGGGCTCTCTTATGCTCATTCTGTATCCCAGACCTTAATCTTTCTCACGCTATCTCCTTACGAGTATGAGAGTTTTCATAGCATCCCATATCCCTAACTTTTTCATTCGAGTAATGTATTCATCGGAGGGATAATACTCTCCCCTGAGCCATCTACGTACCGTGCGGGGATTGCATCCAATAAGCTTAGCAATAGCGGTATGGGCTAAAAGGCCTACGATCTCCTGGAGTAGGATATCTGCTTCCCGTGCACCATACCAAGATGTTGCTACTGTTTCTATCGGTAGACTTTCTTTTCTTAGTTCTTTAGACATACTTTTCTCAGTCCTCCTTCCAATAGAGGAAGGGAAAGAGGGACGAACAGCCCTGCTGAGCAGGGGTAAACCGTTACCAGCTTACAGACCACCAGCACGTCCCACGCCGAGTCCTTACTCTGTGGTCTTCGCTCCCGTATAGGTTTAGTTTGACCACTCGCGGCTGTTAGCTAGGCAGCGTTGAGTCTAAACCGGGATCTCCCTGAAAGGTATTTCGGGTCCGACTGGCTCAAGAAGCATGGCGGTCTCACCGATGTAAGCGATCCTGAATGTGTGCTCTTTGACGACTACGCATTCTCCAAGTGTAAAGATCGTCCAGTGTTTTGGAACACGGGATCCATCTGGCCGGAAGAGTGTAGGATCCGCATCATCTGGTAGCGGCGGCAGATCTTTCGATACGATCAATCTCTCGAATCTGTTTGTATCTGGGTTCATAGTTTAAGACCTCCTGTCATTTTTCAATATCCAGTACAAGTCCTCTGCAGCCTTTCTAGTGTTCAGTCCCATAATCAGCTATGTCATAATGACGTAGGACCTCTTCGGATGTTTTGATCCATTTGAAGGATACAGGGTGTTTGTTCCAATCCCTGATATATCTGTGAATAGACTTCTGTAACGTAATTTCACTTGTGAAGCTGCCCCGTCTTATTCTCTGGCGAGTCAGAATAGAAAACCAAGCCTCAACCATATTCATCCATGAGGCTGATGTGGGCGTGAAATGACGATGATAACGAGGGCGTCGTTCAAACCATTTTTCCACCTTGGGGTGCTTGTGGGTTGCATAGTTGTCGAGAATAATATGGATTTCACCTGTTGGATATCTCTTATCGATCTCGCGCATAAAGCATAGAACCTCTTGATGCCGGTGACGCTTTGAACACCGGCCCAGGACTTCCGGTTCGGTCAGGTTCAAGGCCGCGTAAAGCGTAGTCGTTCCGTGCCGTTTATAGTCGTGAGTGCGGGCTGCCGTGCGTCCCGGACCAAGCGGCAATATTGGCTGGCTCCGCTCCAGAGCTTGAATCTGGCTCTTTTCATCCACACTGAGAACTAAGGCTCCCTTATTACACTCTGGACAGTTCATCCCAGAGAGATAGTTAAGTAGTAATGTCTCCAAGACTGTGAGTCCTTTCCCTCTATAGGTTTAGCGGGTTATACTCCCAAGGGGTTGAGGTTTTTTGTTCTACAGTTACAATAGTATCGTTGTGTACTGCACCGTGAGCCACCAACAAGATTTCAATAATCTCAAATCCTCTATTTTTTCCGAAACCATTGCTACACCACCCAAAGGAAATTGTGAGTCCCCCAACTTTTATCTTATCACAAATTCTGTTCTTTACCCGACTGTAAAAATTGCAAGAGGTGTCAAGTTGTGTCGCTTTGATACCCGCTTTAGCATAGTGCTCAGTGACCTGTCTGTAGCTGTAGGGGGGGTCGAACAAAACCCCATCATACGTCCCTGTTAGTTTTTCTACAAATTCTTTTGCGTCCAGATGGTAGTTTGTCGGCATTTCTGGATTAAGGTCATTAGTGATTTCAGCGGGGCTATGTAATCCTGCGTATGGGTCAACCCATCCTTTACCTACCCTATACCGTTCAAGTAACTTGGCGATAGGTTTGATAGTGAATGTCCATTTGTTGGGCATCGCCCAGGTACGGCTTATACGCATTACTTCTTCTCTCTGTCTCTATGTGGGGTAGCTGAATTCTCTGTGGCATAGTGTTTCCACCTTTTCTTCTCTGCTTCATTGTATGCTTGTCGTGCTATCCTGAGATACATCACCTACGGATGTTCTAAGTGCCTTCTTGCAGGCCTCGGTCTTGTCTTGCTGTTTACTTTCTCTCTTTTCCTTTCTAAAGTAAAAAGTAAAGTAAGTACCGCCTATTTCGGAAGGGGTATTACACTCCTTGGGAACTTCAAGGTATTTTAGGGTTAGTTTCTGCCTTAAATAATCGGGGTAGTTACTCATAAATTTACGAGAGTAGCCTTTCCGGTAGTAATGAGCCTTGGGAGTGAGTCTGACATCTGTTATTTCAACCAGTATATCACCTTTTATGTGGCGATAATGTTCACCGATTTCGTATGTGGGGACTATAACAAGAGGGGGTTCGAGAAAGAAAGACATCTTATTTCCTTTCCTTATGGGTTGAAGGTTTCATGTCTCAAATATAACACTTTCTTGACACAATGTCAAGAAAAAAGGACGGTCTGAGAAAACTTTTTTTCTCATTCAGAAATTACTTGACATACGGCCAGAAATTCCGTATATTTGAGCATTGTAGACGATGTGATCCAGTTTTCTGTTTTAGTAGCCCCATCCACTAAAACAAGGATTGAAATAGCACAATGAAAAAGGTACGCTTTCAGAGGATAGATCACATCGTCTACGATAGTGTAGAGGAGGCCCAGGACGCTGGCATTTCCCCCTATGAAGGGAACTGGCGTCAGGCTTCTCCTGGAGACTGGGTAAAGACCGATGAAGATCCCTCCAAGGTTTTGCAGGTTTTAGCACGAGGAGCTTTCTGGCTGCGGACTTGTAGCGGAACGTATGCTACACGTCACTCTGCTAAGCATCACGCAGCCGGGAACCGTCTCACTGCTGTTCCTCGTGAATATCGGTACTCTCTCACAGGATATAGACAGGGAGCAGGTAAGAAATTCTCCGCTAAGCAGCGAGCGATGGTGATGTTCTTCTGTCAGGGAGCTACTGTAGGGGACTTAAGAGCTACCTTTTTGAAAGTCTATAAGCGCTCACCTGGCCCCAATGAATGGCAGATGTATTGCAATTCGCCAAAATTCTGGGAGGCTGTAAGTATGGAATTGAAGCAGGATATGGAAGAGGTGGGAATAAGCAAAGGCTATCTTCTGGAGAAAATGAAAAGTGCTTTGGACTCTAAAGTTGTTAAGCCTAAAGACTTGTTTGAGATGGCTAAGCAGGCGTTAGAGTTACACGAGGGGCGGCAGCCAAAGGGCATTGTACCCCTATTCGGTAAATTTGCAGCAAGCGCAGAGGATGTTCGGTTTGAGGAAGTTGAGAAAAAGGAGATTGGGGATGGCAAAGAGAAAAAGCTCAAAGGGCAACAAAAAGAATTGGATTCAGGGAGCGATTAAACGTCCTGGGGCTTTCCGTGCCAAAGCTAAACGTGCAGGGATGTCAACAGATGCCTATGCTGGAGAAGTGCTCAAGAAGGGAAGTGGTGCCTCTACACGTACTAAACGGCAAGCGGCTTTGGCTAAGACGCTGAAGAAGCTGAGGAAGAAAAAGAGGAAGTAGAATGCACTGGAATTACACAGCGAGATTAAGGTATTTTGTGTATCATCTCGTATATTACCCTAAGTCTTTTCTTGCTTTCCATCGAAAGTACTGGGGTGAGTATCGAAGGCTCGATAACATGATGCGGCTGTGGGAGCGCCTGGGATATATTGCGGTGCCCCCAGTAGATTGGGAAAAGGAGTAAAGGCGTGCCTCACGAAGCTTTGAGAAGACACATTAAAATATAGGAGAGTGTGATATGGCATATAACTTACATACATATAATTCAGCAGAGGCACTTAATCTCCTTTGCGGTTGTGGCCTTACGTTTACACGAGTGTTGGTGAATACTACCGCTACGCTGGAGCTTCTGGCAAAGACAGCCGGTCAAACACAGCGGTTACATGGCTTATTTGTCACAATGGATGCACAGGATACGCTGGTCATCGAGGATAAGGATAGCACAGCACTGACAGGGATTATGAACTTTCCCGCCGATGGCCCATTGGTGATTCCGTTTAATGCTCATCCTGAAAGTGCTGTCCAATCGGCTAGTGCAGGTCAGGGATTGCAAATTACCGTAGCTGGAGCTGGTAACTGTCGTGGATACGCTATTGTCTCAACGGGATAGAGGTTTTTGAGTTATACGAAAGGGGTATAATGCAAGAACAAATGAACGATGGAAGTTACCGAGCGCCCGTACCGCTTGATACTGAGGGGATATCGAATAGTCTTAGAGATCAGACGGTAAGGCGAGTCATCGTTTTTCGGGCAAAAGATTCCGATGGTCGCCCTACTCCTGAGATGCGGAGAGCATGGCGGCGGACTCGTAGGAATCCAGCTATTATTAGGTGAATAACAGACGGTTATGGACAAAGAATCTCAGCACATCATAGACCGGTCCCGGGAGTTCCGCAGCGCCCTCTTAGGGCATAGCCTTTCCGAGGACGATGCCAGGGAAATCTACGATACGTGCTTTAAGTCTCTCCCGCTCTTTAACTTTACTTTCCTTTCCGATGACTTTCGGGAGAAGTATGGCTGTCCCTCATTTCATAGGGAAATTGCTGATAAACTTCTTAACAAATCTGTGTCCCATCTGGTGGTAACTGCTCCGAGAGGGTTTTCTAAGTCTACTCTAATCTCTTTGGGCTTTGCAGCACATCAAGCAGTTTACAAACAGCAGCGGTTCATCGTGCTGTGTTCTTCTACGGAGCTGATAGCCCTGGACTGGACGAGTAAGCTTAAAGGAAACTTCGAGGACAATGAGCTATTGCTGAGAGCCTTTGGGCATTTGAGAACACGAAAGGTGTATGATGGAACCGGAACAGATAAGTGGACTACCAAAGAATTTGTCTTACGTCACCCCGACAACTTTTCGGTACGATTTAGGTCACGTGGAGCGGGTCAGTCTATCCAGGGCTCAAATCCGAGAGAGGGACGACCCTCTATTTTCATCTGTCATGCGAAAGATACTTTGATCTGGGAACGGGGAAGACTAATAAAAATCCAGGAGAGCAGATATGCAAAAAGCAGCTACGAGGCAAAAACGGTAAAGATTAGAGTGACTGGTATACCAATATCTGAATATACAACGAGAGAGCACTTGTTTTGGGCCAGAAAAAAAGTAAGGTGGTACGATAAGAACAGAAAAAGTTATTGGGAGTTTGAGGACCCCCAATGGGTGGAGGCGTGTGACTTAACTAGAGATCACTATATTGGCAGCCCTATAAACTATCAGGACTCAGAATTACGCCCAATAAAGGTCTTTAAGAATAGGATAGGTCGGAAGGAATACGTCAGGGAGATACCTAAAATATTTTATGATAAAGAATGGTGGTGGGCATTTGGTCTTTGGTTAGGTGATGGAAGTCTCAATAAAAGTAGGACAAATAAGACCAAGATTACGTGGTACTGTGCCGATAAGTACCCTGAAATAAAAAGAAGACTGGTAGATTTTCTTAGTAGGTATAGGAAAGTAACAAGAGTCCAGCGAGTAGGCTGTGAGCAAATACTGGTATCGTATGCAGACTTGAGTAAATGGTTATTGAAGTCTTACATTGACAAAGCCATAAAGGTTGCACCCGCTTGGGTTTATAAGCTTCCAGTCGAATATCTCAGGGAGATTATAAGAGGATACATAGATTCTGATGGATGGGTAAAAAACGCGGAGCCTGGGCCTTGTGTGAGAATTACTTCTATAAACTTAGAAGGTTTATTACTAATACAGAAAGCTTTAGCAAAATTAGGTATTCCTTCTTACATTAGAGAGGGTGCCGGGTCCCGAGTTGAAAAGTTTCCTAATGGGTACACTTCCGTATCTAAACAAAAATACGACATATATTTCAGGGATAATGTTGAGCAATTAGGTCTTACTATAAGACCTTCCACAAGATACTCTTTCAATCGTGTTTTCATCGATAATGGAGCTATCTGGAAAAAAGTAATATCTGTTGAAGATTGTGGTAATAAAGAGATTTATCCTATAAAGACTCCAGCACACGTATATTCTACGCCAATAGGATTGTCTCATAATTGTGATGATATTGAGTCCGATAAGAATACTAACACTCTCGAACTCAGATTCGCGAATAAGAAGTGGCTAAATAGTACCGTACTTCCTGCTTTGATCTCTGAGGGTGGGCGGATTGTTGTAGATGGAAACCTGATTCATTCAGGGGGACTGATTAACTCTCTTCCCGATAGCCCTCGGTGGATGCCTCTTTTCTACCAAGCCATAGACGACCAGGGGAATTCTATCTGGGAGGAGAAGTTTCCATTAGAGAGGTTAGAAGAGATAAAAGCGGATTACGCTGCACGAGGAGACCTGAACTCGTTTTTTAGGATGTGGATGAATGTTGCCGTAGGAGATGAGGAGCGGACTTTTAAGCTTACGGAGGAGAACTACCACAAGGCCTATCGGTCGAATGGTGTGCTGAAGATCGGAGAGGATCAGGAGCTTCCTTACTATATTTTCATTGGCTTGGATCCCGGGGGTTGGGGGTCCATAAAGAGAGACTTTACTACAATCGTAGTAGTAGCGCTGGTGCCTGGAGGAACAGCTTACGTTTTAGAGTACTTTCAGGGAAGAACCGATCCTACAGCTACAATAGATAAGCTCTTTGAGATCTGCCGTAGGTATACTAAGCCCTCTGCCGTAGGGGTAGAGACTACAGCGTATCAGGAAGCACTGGCATTCTATGTAAAGCAGCGCATGCGAGAGGAGGGATATTACTTTGTAGTTAGAGAGCTTAAGCCTCGTACGGCTAAGTCTGAGCGGTTAATGTCTTTGCAGCCTCGGTTTCAAACAGGAAGCCTGAAGATACGTAGGGGGATGTCAGAGTTAGAGGAGGAATTGTTCGGCTTTCCCAGAGGACGGCACGATGATCTATTAGATGGGCTTTACAATGCCCTGGAGATTTCTTATCCTCCCTCAGCGACTATGAAACCTCAGTCTCAAGACTCAGGCTCTAAGGATCGAGAGGAACAGAGGAGTTGGCTAGTGCTATGAAAAAATACCGAAAAAAGCCTGTAGCGGAGGATAACAGTTTTGATGTTTTGGAGCATACTTTCTTCTTTGGAGCACAGGGGGATTACGGTAGGGTACGTTTTCGGGAAAACGCCTGCACTAAGCTCTCCCTGGCTTTGGAGAGACCTTGGGCATACCCGAGTTATTTTGCCCGAATCGTTGGTTTTTCTCAGCAGTGTTTAGAGTTTATGAATAATCTTCTTAGGAGGATACGTGGTCCAAGTCCAGATTGGCACAGGCTGGGTACCGGGAAGAATTGAGCGAGAGAATGAGAAGACGGTAATTGTAGAGGTATTCCAGAAGCATAGGGAGACGGAAAAACCCAGCTTCTTTATCAAAGTTAAGAGAAATAAAATACGTGAGAAATGAATCGTCATAACGGTCTGCTGTAAACGCTGTAAAGTGAGCCGTACCTCTTAGATAGGGGGTACGGCTTTTTTATTGGAGAAAAATGGCAGAGAATCAATACAGTAAAGTTGCTAAAGAAAACTATGCAACCTGGAAACGGTACAAGGATGCTCGAAGAAACTGGATGGTAGATCACGTAGATGAAGCTACCAAGTTCTACTTTGGAGCGCACTGGACGGACGAAGAGCGCAAGATCCTTAAAGAGCGGGGTCAAGCAGATATTGTAATCAACCGAGTGCGAGCAATCATCCGGTTTATGGTGGCCCTGCTTACCGCTAATAAGCCTTCCTTCCGTGCCGTACCCGTAACGGGAGGAGATCGGAAAGTAGCGAATATCTTCAATGAAATCTTCTCCTATATCTGGCGTATTTCCAAAGGCTACAAGCAGTTTGAGCGAGCTATCTTCAACTATACTCGTGCGGGATTGGGATGGTTCTTAGTGTACTTAGACCCGGAGGCAAATTGGGGTCAGGGAGAAGTAAAAATCCGGCAGGTACCGCTGAGGCACGTGTATGTAGACCCCTCCGCTGGTGAGGAGCCAGACTGGTCAGATGCAGAGGCCATCATTATCTCCAAGCGTATTCCACTGAAGAAAGCGCAAGAGCTCTATCCTAAAGCTAAGAAGCGGCTACGGCGAGCGGTCATGTCTGCTGAGGCTGAGGACTCGGATTTAGAGCAGGAAGATGAGATTATTTTCGGCTCGGAAGAGGTTGCAGATACGGATGTAGAGTTAGAGGGAGGGCAGGTCAGGATTATCGAGGCGTATAGAAAGAGGGCGAAGACGTTCTGGCTTGTTCTGGATAAGACTACCGGTCAGACAACTGTTTCTAAGAGTGCTCCAAAAGAGGAGGAGACAATACAGAGTGCACCGGTTCGGATGCCTTACATAGAGCGGACAGTTTCAGCGGGCTATGACGTATTTATTGCCAGAGAAGACTTACCGCCCCCTATTGAGGATTACCCTCTTATTCCCGTTATCTATGAAGATACGGAGAATACGCAGCCGATAGGTGAGGTAGAGTTCCTGAAAGGCCCACAGAAGTTCCTGAATAAAGCGATGAGCGTAACTATTCTCTCTGCTCAGGTAGGCTCTACGCCAAAAGTTTTACTTCCTGCGGGCTCGGTAGATAACATTGAAAATTTCCAGGATGCCTATGCGGCTCCAGGAGCAGTTTTAGAAGTAAGAATGGATGCTAATCCCCCCATTATCGTCCAGCCCATTCCTCTAAATAATGCTTTCTTCTCTATTGCAGAGACGATGAAGCGGGATATGGAGTACGAATCGGGAGCCTTTGGCCCGCTTCAAGGCGATCCATCGGATGCACCACAAACAGCTAAGGCCACCTTAGCCCTTCAAGAGTATGGAGCTTCTAAGTCGAAGCTCTCGCTGCGCTCTGTAGAGTCCGCTTTGACTCGCCTGGGACAGTCTACGATGCAGTTTGTCCAGGCTTACTGGAAACAGCCTAAGATACTAAGGTTAGTAACGGATGAAACGGAGCAAGAGCAAGAAATTGCCGTTAATCAGCCTGTGTTGGACGACCAGGGGCAGGAGATTGAGCGGCTGAATGACGTCACTGTGGGTAAGTACGATATTGCGGTGACAATGGGCTCTACCTTACCTACGAACAGGATGCTGCTATACGGACTGCATATGGAGTTAGTGGAGAAGGGGGTGCCTCTGAAGTATGCTTTGAAATACTTGGATGTACCTGATGCAGAGAAGATTATAGCAGAGACAGATACGGTAAAGCAGCAGCAAGCGCAGATGGAGCAGATGGAACAAGGAATAGAGCAAATGCAGAATGAGTTGCAGAAGGCCAATACCAAAGTAGAAACCGCAGACCGAGCGGTAAGGGATGCTCAATACTCTGCGAATTGGTCAAAGGCACTCAATCAATTCCGTGCGGATTTGGAAACGGAGCGTTCTCGATTCCGTGAGAACCTTCGTGGAGAGATCGCGGAAACCGTCAGGGATACCCTGGCTGAATTCAACGAGAGTCAGGCTCCCAAGAAAGGATAACAATGGCTGACGAGCTGAAAGATGCAATGGAGAATACCCTGTCTGGAGCTACTCCCGACATCTTGAAGGATGTCGAGGGCGTTCCCGCAGGCCCTCCGACAGAAGAACCGGTACAGGCAGAGGAGCCTTCCGTGCCGGCTGAGGATGCAACACTGCCAACAGAACCACCTCCACCTGTGGAGCCTCCTGAAGCAGTGACAAGTACCCTCAAGAAATATGGTAACGATCCGAACAAGCTTGCAGAGGCTTACAATGCGCTTACTGGCAGACTTAATGAGAGCCAGCGAGAGCTTAATCAGGTTAAGCCCTTCCAATCTTACTTAGACGATCTTCAGAACGATCCTAAGCTTCAGCAGAAAGTCTACGAGCACTATGCTGCAAGAGGGCAGGCCCCGGCACAGCCGGAACACCCTGCACCTGCGACAGTGCCTCCAGCTACTGCTCAGAGTGTGGGAGCCTTTATGCCCGAAGGGGAGAGTTTCGATCCATACGATATGGCTTCGGACCCGAACTCAAGCTCAGCAAAGGCTCTTCAAGCTTTCCTTACAGCGCAGCAGCAGGAAGCTCTGAATCAGCGCGATCGGGCTGCAGCTCAGAGGCAAAAGACTAAAGATGCTGCTACTCGCTATGAGGGAGAAAAGCAGAAGCTTATCCGTGACCACCCGGAGATAGCTCAGGAATGGGCGGACTTTGAGCAATGGGCTGCTTCTCCCAATCAGGTGAAGCTGGATAATCTCTATAAGCTGTATAAGCAGAAGGAGACGCTTCAGAAGGTTGAGACGGATGCCCGCGCGAAGGTCTTAGCGGAGCTTAACGCTAACGCTGGGCGAGTGCCTTCTGTCGCTACAGTAGCTTCAGAAGCAGAGGTAGAAACTAAGGTATCTGAAGAGCAGGCTTTTGCAAAGGATCTAACGAAAGTAGGTAACGCTGGAACATTGCCATTTTAATATAAAAAATAGGAGATTGATAAAATGCCCGCAGGAACTAAGGGAACGTATACGGGTGGTGCGTCTGGGGTGCTCTATACTGATCGGCGCAGGTTTGACTTAAAAGATCAAGTAGCAGAGCTAATCCCCTCGGCTACCCCCTTTCTTACGTTTCTCTCGAAATTACGGAAAGAACCCACAACGGATCCTGACTTTGAATAAATCTTGGAGTCCTTAAATCTTGCGGTATGCTGGAATATCCTAAAGCCCTACGTACTAATTAGGTAAGAATCGGAGGGATATATGGACAATCATGCAGGCAACCTGTTTTGGCTTGCAGGCTTTATAGACGCTGATGGTTCTGTGGGGCTGCATAAGCAACGCCAACCAGGGGGAAAAGTTACTTGGGTACCTTCACTGTCAGTTACAACTACGTGTGATCTAACAGCTGATCATATATCGGATGTCCTGAAAAGTCTCAACTTACCTTTCTTTCGCATGTTGCGGAAGGTTACGAAGCCAAATTGGACAGACAGACATCTCATTGAAATCAGAGGCATGAAGAGAATATCTAAGATACTCCCTCTACTGATTCCTCGCTTAGTAACTAAACAGCAGGAAGCTCAGTTGGTTATGAGGTTTATTAGCTCCAGAAAGCAAGTTCCTATGAAACGGCCATACAGTGACGAAGAGCTTGAAATGGTACTTGAGGTTAGAAACATTAAACGTGCCAGACACAAGTAAACAGGAGTCCCCAGAGGCCATGAGCAGGACTCTTCTAAAATTAAAAGAGAAGAGAAGATATGGTCCGACCCTTAGTGAAAGCTGAGGAGGCAGAAGGAACAGAAACTGTCTGCCCATCCCTTCGGGGAAAGTAACAAAAGTGACGATGTTCGAACACGAAGCGCCGTGGTTAGATCGTAGATTCTACTTGGATGCTACGGCTCAGACGTGGAGTGCTACGGATGCAGGTGGCACGCTGACCAGTCAGCCCGTTCAGGCTACTGTTGACGGCAGCGATAGCGTGGGTTGGTTAGTGCCTGGATTAGAGGTGTTAATCTGGGATACCGCAGATAGCCAGAGAATTCGTGCTATTGTTACCGCAGTGTCTTCAGATCAGAAACAGGCGGATTTCAGAGCGTTGTCAACAGCCTGGACAGCTACGAATTCCGTAGCGGATAACGATCCGGTTTGGAATATCGGCTCGGCTTTTGAGGAAGGATCGGGAGCGGCAGAGCCTACGAGTGATGAGCTGACATTGGCTTACGGGAGTACGCAAATATTTAAAAATGCGTTTGCCGTAACCAATACGCTGCAAGCTACTCACCTCTTCGGTGGAGAGGAATTAGCTCGGCTGCGTGCTCAGAAGGAGAACGAGCATAAGATGGATATCGAACGTATGCTTGTTTTCGGAGAGCGTAAGGGTAATCGAGCTACTGCAGCGGCTCACTTGATGGGCACTACGCATAACATCCGCACTTCAGACGGCTTCATCGCTTGTATGGAGTATATGGATGGTCTTAGTGACTCCTGGGATCATTACATGTATTCCATTACCATGAGCACCTATACCTTCGATTCCTTCGTGGATGATATGGCGGAGGTATTCGAGTATGGCTCGGATACGAAGCTGGCGCTGTGTGGAAGTGGTGTGTTAGGCTATTTCTCGAAGCTCGGTAGCTCGGGCTTCCTGAATGAGTCTCAGGTGCGAATTACTCTGGAGCCCGGTGCGGAGGTATTCGGAGTAAAGATTCAGAAGCTTATCACACCGCATGGTACATTGGTATTGACTCCAGAGAAAATCCTCAGAGGTGGCAGTGCGGATGGGAACTACCAGAACTACATGATGGTAGTGGATTTACCTAACGTATCTATTCGGCCTCTAAAGGGTAGAGATACGCATATGGAAACGGCAGTGCAGAATAACGATGAGGATTTGATTAAAGATCAGTTTCTCACCGAGACGGGTTTTGCACTGAAGAATCCTAAGACGCATTCGCTCTGGATTTTCTCGTAAACTTTACACTCGAGTACTCGAGTGTAAAACCTCGAGTACTCGAGAGGAGTTTGGTATGAAGAAATGTTACTTTTGTGCTCGGAAGCCTACTCTACGGATCACGGGAGAGTTCAGGCATCAGTTTGTAGGGCATATCTACGAAACAGACGATCCTGATCGGATTAAGGACATCGAGGCTAATGGCTTCTTTGGAAGCTGGTTTGTAGAAGTGCCTATCCCTGCTGCTCCTGTGGATACTCGGCCTGAGGCTTTTTCTGTGAAACCTCAAGAGGTCCCAATGCCTTTTGAAGAGCTGTCCTATGCTCAGCTTCGGGCTCAAGCCAAAGAGAAGGGGATTCCGCAGTACTGGAAGATGAAGAAAGCAGCGTTGATTGCGGAACTTAAGGAATTGGAGGTAAGCGATGGCTAATCCTGTGAACGCAATGTTTAGGATGAGGAAATACGAGGGAGGAGGATTAGGGTTTGGCGATATAGTCTGTCAGCTTGGTCAGGCCTCCTTTACCTCTACCAATACCACTGTGGCGGTAGCAACGGATTTGGATGAAGTTATTGCTGCTGTTGCCAATCCAATGGGGGGAACAATAGATACAGAGGACTCTCCTACCCAGCCTGCAACGACAGTATCTTCGGATACGATCACGTTTACTCGTCAAGCAGCTGGAACAGATGCAGGCACGTTCTCTTACCTGGTTCTTGGTAGGAAAACTTCTTAACCTAGGAAGATGGAGGGACAGTAAAATGGCTAATCCGGTAAATGCAATGTATGCTTTGGAAAAATACGAAGGGGGCGGGCTGGCTGCGGGTGACCTGGTGATGCAGATCGGGCAAGCAAGTTTCACTACTACGGGAACGGAGAAGTCCGTAGATACCGATCTGGACACCATCGTAGCAGCCTTCGCCAATGCAATGGGGGGAACGGTTGATCCGCAGGATGCTCCCATTCAGCCCGATACTGAAGTATCTTCCGATGCTATCACGTTTACGAGGCAGTCAAGTGGTGGCTCGGGAAAAACCTTTTCGTATATCATCATTGGAAAGAAGACTACTTAATGAAGACACCCATCTCCGATATTCTGGTGAGAATACCCACTCGTGGTACGCTTCCAGAAGCTACAGTTAGAGCGCTGCTTGCGATACAGAAACAGTATCCCGATCTGGATATAGGGTTGACCAGGGGCACGCTATCTGTATCTGACGCCCGGCATAAGATTGTCAGAGAGTTCCTCAAGGGAAGTTGGCCGTACCTTATTATGATCGATGACGATGTAAGTCCAATGCGTCCCTTCAGGATCATTGAGCTTCCCGATTGGGAAAAAGACATCGTAGGAGGGATATACCCTGGCATAAAGAACGATGTGCTTCCTTACCCCCATTTGTACTGTGTGGATAGGCAAACGATGAGTCTTGAGCTCGTAAATCCTACGAGGGTTCAGTGGGGGAAGCACGTGATCTTCAATAAGTATAAGGGTAAGGAACTTATGTTGGGTGGTGGGCTACTGTGCATTCATCGCAGAGTTTTAGAGCATCCCGATATGAAGCAGCCCTTTGCTATGACTTTCGATGACGATGGGGTTATCAAGCATACAGACGATATAACCTTCTGTGCGAGAGCATTGGATGCGGGTTTTGAAATCTATGCAGACCCATCCTGCTTAGGCGATCATACCGGGCAAGTAGCGCTCTGGGTCATCGCTAAGCAGGTGCAGAAACTTTACGAACAAATAATGGAGGAGAAAGAAAATGTCAGACCAAACTAATCTTGACCAAATGTGTCCGGTAGCTGCTCGGATTGACTCCTGGGAAGGGCTTGGCACCTGGCTGGAGGAGATGCTTACGTTAGTTACCGAGCACAAGTTAGACATTGGCACTATTGCCACGTGGGAAGGAAAGGCAAAGACACTCGTTGAGGAACTTCGCACCGATCATCTGTCCTCTGGTACCAGCTATCAGGTATGGGCTACGGAGGTAGATAGTGACTTAGACGATATCAATGACTTCCTCGATCACATGAACCAGGACGGTATTCTCAGCGGTAATCCTGCTGTGGTAGATGGAACGTCCGATACCACCAAGTTACGGCTGGCTGGTACGGACATTCTCTATCAAATCGGTGGGAGAATCTACAAATGCTATACCGCGCTGGAAACCGAGCCGCCCACAGGGGAGATTACTGAAAATAAGTGGGGTGCGTACCGGATGGACCTGAACGCTTCAGGAACACTAACGGTTACGCGCAAGGCCAACCCGATGGCTTATGACAATGAGGAAGATGCTATCCTTAGTTTGGCATCTGTCGCTCGAACGGCTAATAGTATTGACGTTGGGTATCTTGCACTCGATGCTGCCACAGGCGGGTTTACAGCGCAGACCGATAACCCTGAAGTCGGGAGTGCTGCTGTTGATGCTGTGACTTATACCGATGTTCACGTTGCGCGGTGGCGGAATGGCTTGAACACAGCAGCTACAGTTGCAGTTGCAGATGGTGCAGCCACACTGAACATCAGTGCCATCAATGCAGATGTTGATGGAGTGAAGCTTTCGGAGATCGCTGCAGCGGCTACGCAGGCATTGGATGATGCCGATACAGTTACCCATACTAAGTGGGGTGGGTGGCTGCTGGTTGTCGATCCGGCTGGTACGGGCACTTACTGTCTTGCAGCTGATGGAGTAGCTGGGACAGCAAGCACGATGGCCTACGCCAATCAAGCAGCGGTGGATACAGCGCTCGACCTGGTACAAGAGCGTATTCCGGCAATGTGTTGCCCGATTGCTCGCATCTATCTGGATAACACCAGTGGAGCAAATGCCTGGGTGGGAGGTACAGACGATTGGGACCACGATACAGCAGTAGCTACGGCTACGGTTTATCCTGTGGTGCACTCCAGAGTAGCAGATGATACGTACTCGATTATTCGTCCGACGATTCCAGCTTCCATAACGTGTGATGTGCCTGCGGGCATCGGATCGGCTGTAACAGGAACGGCTGTAGTGGCTCCTGAAGCTTCTACACCTGGATCATTAGCATAGGGAGATGATGATGGCTTATACTCGTAGAGGCAAAAGAGACGGTACCGGGCCGCATAAGAACTCTTACAGGCGCAAGGTGCAGAAAAAGAAAATCGGCAGGCGTGGGCAAGTTTGTAAGAAGGGGAAGAAATGACCTTTGGAGAGCAGAAAATAAGCCTCTCTCGTAAGGTGGGGGACCCTATCTCTACTGCGGGTGACGACGGGAGTCGGTACACTGATGCTATGTTCGGGGGTTGGCTTAACGAGGGGCAGATAGAAGTAGCCCTGAAAGCTCCTGACGAGGCGCTGTGGTCTCTAACGGTGATGGTACAAGGTGCAGATGTGCCTACGGATGTTCCTGTGCTTAGGATGCTCTATATCACCTTTGAGAACGATGATGGGGATGAAAAGATAGCGTCTCAGGTCTCCTCATTACGAAGGGAGGACATCACCGATTCTAAGCAAGTTATTGTAGGTACCAGCGATGACCCCAAATTCTATATTGAGGGGGGAGAGGTAAAGTTCTATCCGGCTGTGGATGACACCAGCCACGTACGGTTCTATTTCATTCGTGAGCCACCTCAGATGACAGATGACGATAACATCTGCACGCTCCCTCCTCAATATCATAATGCAGTAGTCAACTATGCGGCTTTTCTCGCATTAGGTGCAAGTGGTCAGGAGAAAAGGGCAGGCTTCTATTTGGGGCTGTTTGACAGAGCTATGAAAAGCGGGAGAGCGTTTATGAGAATCCCGGGAGTAATCAAGCCACTGTCACTAATGGGGGAAGTAAAGTAATTGAAGAAAAAGATAGTGAAAATATCATGGTGGGTACGGTTATGGTGTAAGCATGATTGGAAACATTATCGTTTCTGTGATGTATGTCAGAAATGTGGGAAAGAATACTGGAACATTTGGTATGTCTAAGAGAACAAACTAATGGGGGAGGTGAAGTAATGGAGCTAAAAGAAGGTGAGTTAAAGGTCTATTATCAAGGAGACTTAGACCCAGAACTTGACGAAGCATTGAGAAAGGTCTTGAGACCCTTTGGATATAAGGAATGGGTTTCAGGATATTTCTTTGAAGGAAAAGTCTGGGATACGGAATATTGTAAGGAAGGAAAGTTAGTTGAAGGGTAAGGGATCTGGCTTTTGATAATAAAACTAACTCGAGGACGGAGCTATGTCAGTAACAGGTGTAGGGATCCCAGGGACATCTCAAAGTTGGGGAAACTGGGAAGTGAGAGGAGAAGATCTATCTTCTCAATGTGATGATTCGACAACCACATTCACAGTGGCTAATACCTACAAGTCTGGTAGTCTGACTGTGTATCTCAATGGTCTCCGTCTGTCCGATGAGGTTACAGAGGTCACAGGAACGACTTTCTCTATAAGCACTGCTCCATTTAGTGGAGATGTGCTGCTTGTAGACTATTATTACTAAGTTTATTGCTAAAAATAAACTTATTGCTAAGGAGATAAAAACAATGGCTTACGATTACGACATGATCTTTGGGACGGTACTGGTGCTGTTTATTACTGCATTGTTTGTGGAGAGAGCCTTAGCGCTTTTCTTCGGGCTGAAGTTGTATAAGCGATTTCTTGATGGTACGGGTCTGAAGCCTATTATAGCTTTTATCATCTGCTACTTAGTGGTCTCTCAGTATGACTTCGATGCGCTCTCTTTAGTGATGTGTCGAGGGAGTCACTTCTGGGGACCGGTAATCACCGCAGGAGTCATTGCTGGCGGCTCTAAGGGCGTGATGTCTATCTGGGTGAAAATTAAAGAAATGTGGGGGATGAAATGAAACGATACTTTATCCTTACAATTATTCTATTACTGCTTCCATCCGTAGGCTTGGCTCGGGGAATTCGGTGGGCTCAGTTGAATGAGGATGATGTGCTCGATTCTCTGATGACCGATAAATTAGGCTGGGTGGATGTGAGGGCTTATGGAGCCGTTGCCGGTGGAGACTCTGCCGTAAATAGAGTATCTATTCAAAATGCCATAGATGGTCTGGCCTCGGGTGGAGGATGTATATATATTCCACCAGGTGTTTTTGAGGTGGATAGTACTTTGGCTATTGCGGATAGCAATATAACCTTCCGAGGAGAAGGGATTCAATCGCAGATTGCCTGGACTATTGCCGGAAAAGTAGGTATCCACATTTCGGCATCGGGGGTTTCGATGCAGGATGTTAAGTTATATGGTGTCCAGCATACCAGCCTGCAGATCAGTGAGAAGGGCATTCACGTCTATGGGGCGGATGCTTCTAATTTCATAGATGACATTCGGATAGAGAATTGCTTCGTGGAGAATTGGGGAAAAGATGGCATTCTGTTGGAGTTTGTGGAAGACTTTGAGGTAGTGCATAACAAAGTGATAGATTGCTATGAGGGCGGGATCATTGTTTTATCCTGCCACGTTGGCAAGATAAATCAGAATCATATTAAGGAAATTATAGCGCCTGGTTATGGGATTGAAATTAGTGCTCACGATGGCTTAAAGAGTACTTACCCTGTGTGTTACGACATAGAAGTCTGCTCAAATATCGTTGAGGGTTGTAGAACGTGGGAAGCGATTGATACTCATGGAGGACATCATCTTTCTTTCATCGGTAATCACATTAAGAATGCACTAAGAGGAATTACCTTAACTTATGATGCGAGTGAGGTAGGCAACGAGAAAGCACCAGATTACTGCGTAGTTAAGGGTAACATCATAGAAAGAGGGACTTTGGTAGCTGCGGACAATGTACACGCTGGGATCTTTGCCTCGGGGCATACCGATTCGGCTGTAGCTATGGTAGGTTTGGTAATATCAGACAACACAATTAACGGTTATGGAGACAATGATTGTAGTGTAGGAGGAAACGGGGCAATCGAGGTTCGCACCACTCAAGGAGCTGTAGTAACAGGTAATAACATTCAGAATAGCGGTCGGCATGGTATTCTCCTCCGGTCGACAGAGGAGATTCTAGTCGCAAATAATGTAATTAAGACGGTCACGGGTACAGCTCCTGTCAAAGCAACGGGCACCATTACGTTCTCGACTAACCCATCTGATGGAGATACCATAACGATCAATGGAGCTAACTATTTCTTTGTCGATCCAGCCGCTCCAGCTACTGATTACGAAATTGATGTAAAGACTACGCTTCCTCTAACGTTGGATGAAGTGGTCAGCCGCCTAGATTCGACTGCGGGTGCTATAACCGGCAATACAACAGATGGTCGTGTTACAACGGCGACTTATACGGAAGATGGGGATAGTGTTCTTACGGTTACTTTTGATACCGGTGGTGTAAGTGGTAATTACTTTCTAATTGCTGCAAGTGCAGCTACTACATCAGGGGCTAATCTTACCGGGGGTGCAGTGGGTAGCAGTGGGATTTATGTGGACTATCTTTCAGGAGGAGAACTATGCAGCGGGGTAGTAGTTAATAATCTAATTGTACCGGGGAGCACTTATACAGGCATTGAGTCAGAAGATAATACTCATCCTATCGAATACGGCCCGAATTTTTTTAGATCCGTTAGTTCTGAATACGATATATATGGAAGTTTTACGGGTCCAAATTCAGGAGCCCCTACGATCAGGCATTACAGCAAAAGCACGATGACTTATGACTTACCGAGCATCGCTGCAGGGTCATCTCATACGTTTTATATGCCTGCTCCAGGCTGTTTAGCCAAAGTTTTTCTTCCGGAAGTTATGGCACGAAATCGAACCTTGACTTTGGGATTGAGAATTGAAACGGTGGCAGGAAACAATTACGTTGAAGTAACAATTAGCAACCTTACCAGCGGAGCGATAGATTTCGCTAATACAATCTGGACGCTTCTTTTGGCGAAATAGCTTGACTTCGTCGTATCCCTCGCCCTATTGATTATCCTGAGCGTAACGTGGCTATCCAAGCCCTCCTCAAAGTCTGGGATGGAACAACCTGGCAGGATTGCTATACGAGATAAGCAATGCTATGGAAACCACTAACTGAGTTGGCCGTTGGAACGTTCGTAGTAGGCTGGACGTATGAGAGAGGCTAATGAAAACTTTTTCTATCAAAGACTTTTCCGGTGGACTTGTTGAGCGTATCTCTCCTGAAGACCGGCCTCCACACACCGCGCAAACGTTAGAGAACTTCCGTATTCATACTCTGGGACGGCTGATAAAGCGTGCGGGCTACGATGAAGCCGATCTTGCCGATACCACCTACCGTAATAACGGCTTAGGTGGGGCTACCATTCGGGGAGTCTATGAGTTCTCCAGAGATGATCCCCACTCTGAAATCTTCTACGTAATTGCCGCATCGGATAATGTGCTTTACAAGTGGAGCCCCACAGGAAGTGGCACCTGGACAGATCAGGACCCGGGCGACGACCATTATCCCGGCACTTCTATTGATTACGATCCTCCAGACGTACCTCGATTCTTTACTCGGTTAGGAGTACTAAGGGTAGCTTGTGGAGATGGCGCAGCAAACTATCCCCTGTGGTATAGCTATATAGAACGAGACTTCTTTAATAGTCTCGAAAGCTGGGATGCCTATTATCTTTCCTTAGCTAAAGTGGAGACCGCAGATATTGCTATTAACACCGCTCGTACTGCTGCCACAGATGGCTCTCTCAGTGAAGGATATTACTTCTACAAAGTCTCTTACATCTACGATGGATTCCAGGAAGGATTAGCTTCAGCAGCTTCCTCTTCCGTCCAAGTGGCTTCTCCAAACGATGAGGTAGAAGTCACAATCAAGTTGGATTGGTCTGATCTTAACAAGCGCGTCTCTGCAGTACGTGTCTTCAGAGCTTATCAAACCAGCTCAGGGACTTTATCCTCAGATACCACGTTCTATTACCTTACAGATGTAGATATAAACACAGGTACCACAGATGCAAATTGGGCACTGGATACCGGGGACATTTACGAAATCACTATCTCAGATGACACCGATACGATTACCCCTTCTCTTGCTGTAAAGCAAGGACATACCTCAACAGCACTCTGGGCTAACTATAAATATGCAGCTATTCTGAAGGATCGGGTGTTCTACGCAGGGCTATACGATGCCGATGGCTTGCAAGAAGATATGGTTAAATATAGCTTCATTGATCCCGATGGCAATCACTGCCCTGATATTCTCACTGCTCTAAATTTTATCAACTTCTCAGGAGGAGATGCAGATCGGATTACCGGGTTGAGCACGCTGCTCGGAAAGCTTGTTGTCTACAAAGAGAACACCATCTACCGATTAAGCACAGGATCGGGAAACGAGCTTACGTGGAGCGTAGATGAACAATGGGGAAATACGGGCTGTGTCGCTCCGAATACGTTGGCGCATGCTGGAGATCAGAATTTCTTTCTCAGTAGAGATGGCGTAAGAAGCTATGATGGAGTGCAGTGTGTCGTAGTCTCTGATCCTGCCCTTACAGATACGTTAAGAAGTTTGAGTAACTACTGGGAAACAGCTTGGGGATTCTATTATCAGGTAAGAAAAGAATACTGGCTGCACATTCAAACAGCAGCTTCTACCTACTCAGTCTTCGTAGTCTCTGTGGAGACTGGCACCTGGAAGGAGTTTCAATTAGAGGATCAGATATTAGGCTATACACATGCCAGGGATGGCCGAGTTCTGACTACTGAAGGCTCAGACATTTTAGAACAGGATACAGGTACAGACGATAATGGCACGAGCATCGAGCCGGTATGGAAATCTAATCCCCTAACGTTGGATGCTTCTAATCTAAACAAGCTGTTCTACACCATATACGTTACGTATAAATCAGATACTCCGATAAGGCTTAAGCTTTATCTGGATAGGAGCAGTACGGCGGCTGTATCTAAGTCTCTTCCGGCACAGACTACAGATACTTCAGTTCTTCAGCATCTTCCGCTTGGCACTTGTGGCTACGAAGTAGAAATAGAAATATCTCTTGATACAGATCAGCAGGCAGGGAATACGCAGCTGGAGATCGCTGAGATTGTAATTGACTATTTACCCCTTAGACGAGTATGGACATGAAAATTCTGGAAGAGATAGCCCGTACTAAGCAGCAACTGGATCAGTTAAAGCTAAAGTCAGAGCAGGAGCTGGCTCGTATTAAAAAGCAGCTAACTTTATCGGAGACAGCCATTCGTTTTGATAATTTAGCCAACGGTATCGAGTTTGGCAAGGTATTGATAAATGATATGGACGAAGGGAGTATCATTCGGACCTCGCGAACAGCCGAAGACCTTGCTCCAGTAGTAGCTGGGTTATACTATACCAATGACTTCTTAGGATATTACGATGGCACAGACCCTTACAGTACTGATGGATGGAATGCTTATCTCGGCTCCGATGGAACATTCAAATTCGAGGGAGACGGATCGAATTATATCTCCTGGGACGGCGCAACGCTGGATGTGCGGGGTGCTATCAATGCAGACGACATTACCGCTGGGACCCTGACAGGAAGAACGCTTCAGACAGATATAGGTGCAGCCGGTCATTACGAAAGATTTGTCGTAAGCGCGGTGGATAACAATGCACACTTTTATGACTCGTCGAATAACGAGATTGTTACCATTGGTGGTAACATTTATGGGGGTTATCCGGGTCTTGCAATACAATCAGGAATGATTTATATAGATACTGACCTTTCGGGAACGGTGATCCACGCTCAGAATACCTACGTTGGCGCTGTCGATAACACTGTTATTGTAGGTGCAATATCCGATACAACAGGCTCGAATGCAAAGAATAGGTGTGGTGTGCAGGGATCGGCTACTTGTTCTGGGTTAAGCACAGCAATTGGAGTATGGGGTTGGGCAGCGGGTGGTGCAGCAAATTGGGCAGGATACTTTGATCTTGGAGATGTCTATATTGCCAATAACCTCGGTATCGGGACGACTTCCCCTGATAATCCCTTTGAACTTTTATCCGCTACCACACCTCAAATAAGAATTACCAATACGGATGCTACGGATTATGCAACCTTTGCAGTAGATACAGACGGGCAATTAGACATTACTACCGTAGACGGTGGTGGGGCTGGGGGGCATATTTGCTTGATGCCAGATGGCAACGTCGGCATTGGGACGACGGAGCCAGACACAAACTTAATGATATACGGTTCCAGCGGAAATGTAAGAGCAAAGGTAAAGAGAGGTAACAATACTCAACAAATCGCATATGTTATTGAACCAAATGGGGCATTCACCCCTACAAATGTCGTTTGGTTTACGGGGATGGTAGGTAGCTCAAATGATTATAGGATTTGGAATTGGGACGGCACTACCAGTAATTATCCTGTAACAATTTTAAATAACGGCCACGTCGGCATCGGAAATACCTCGCCCACAGCACTATTAGACATTAACTCTGATATTCTACGTCTTCGCACAGCAAAAACTCCTGCTTCAGCCGGAGCAGCAGGGAATGCGGGAGACATCTGCTGGGATGCTGATTATATTTATGTCTGCACAGCTACAAATACTTGGGAGAGAGTAGCCCTCGCCTCGTGGTAAAAGGAATAGAAATGAATAAAGAAGATTTGGAAGCACGAAAGGTAGAAACGGAAAAAAGCCTACAGACTCTGGGACAACAAGTGCAGCAACTTGATGGTATCAGAAGGAAAACCTACGAGAACTTTCTTCGGATGCAAGGGCAGTTAACTGTTCTGAATGAGCTATTGGCACCAGGAGAGATAAAGGTGGAAAGCTCTTAGCACAGATGGTAACGTAGTGGCTGCATAAGGAGATTCGGATGGAACTATTCAAATACTTAGAATATGGGGTAGCCGCTCTGGCTGTAGGAGGGCTCATATACATCTCGAAGATGTTAGTAGGAGTGGTTAGAAACCACATTGGGGACGCTACGAAAGCTAACGAGCGATTGGCTAACATGATAGAGCAAATGATGCGATTCTTAGAGCGAGGATAATAGGATGGCACTTTCAGGATGGATACCGTTTTGGCAAAAGGCAGTAAAAGCGGGGAAGACGTTAAAGCAAGCACGAGCAGAATGGGCTGCACAGGGAAGCAAACCAGCCGTCACCACCACTCCAACTCCGCCTTCACCGCCAATGTATAGTCCGGAGTGGTATGCGCAGGAAGCTAAGAGACAGAAGACAGCAAGAGACGCTGTTACTACAACACCACCCATTACTACCACTCCGCCTATAACAACAACTTCACCCGTGGCTACTACCTCACCTGTTACCACTACTTCACCTTCACCTCTTCCTCCATACCAACCTACGTATCCTGAGCCTCCGTTGCCAACATACCAACCTTATACAGGAGCAGGCTCACCTGAAGCCCAGGCACAGATTGAGTCTCTAACGGATCGGTGGCAACGTATCATAGGTGAGCGGTACGGGCAGAGTCTATCCCAGGCGCAGCGCGGAATCTCAGCACGAGCAGCCTCTACGGGTATGACCCAGGCAGGAATTACTGGGGCTCAGATGGGAGCGGCACGTGCCGCAGCGGGACAGACACGTATGGAAGCTGAAGCTGGCCTTGCCGGACAGGAATACGAAGCACGAGAGCGGTCGGCACAGTTAGCGGAAAGTGCACGGCAATTTGATAACCAGCAGCAGTTTAATCAGTGGGCGATTCAGGCAGGCTATTCGGAGAATGAGCGGCAGAGAGCATGGCAGAGTAGAGAAGCAGGTGCGGAGAGAGGGTTAGAGCAGCAAAGGATAAATTTACAACAGCAGGCTATGGAATTAAATCGGCAGATAGCCGAAGCACAGGCTACGGGTAGATGGGGTGACGTAGCTACGTTAGAAGCACAGCGATTGGAGTTACAGCGTCAGCAGCAGGAGTTCCAACAGGGGATTACAGAAGCTGGAGTCACAGGAGAGTACGGGGGTGCGCTAACGCTTCCGGCACAGCAATTAGCTGAACAAGCCCGGCAATTTGATACTCGAGCAGATTTTGAAAGATGGGCTACTCAGGGAGGTTGGAATCAGGCAGATATAGATCGAGCCTGGCAGTCTGGGGAAGCAGTAGCACAGCGGGAATGGGAAACGAGTGAACGGGGAAGATCACTTACCGAGCAGGCACGACAATTCGATGAGCAGATAGCTTTCCAGCAGTGGGCTACGCAAGGGGGATGGAGTCAGGATGACGTACAGCGAGCCTGGACTGCTGCGGAGGCAGAGAAGGATCGGGAATGGAAGTCCAGCGAAGCAGGAAAAACGCTTACCGAGCAAGCGCGGCAGTTCGATGACCAACTAAGTTTTCAGCGCTTTGCTACGGAGGGAGGCTGGAGCCAAGCGGATGCGGATCGAGCCTGGAGAGAAAAGGAGGCAGATAAAGATCGAAGGGAGCAAACCAGACAATTCGATACCCAGGAAGCCTTTCAGCGTTGGGCGACTCAGGGAGAATGGGACCAGGGGGATATTGATAGAGCATGGCGAGAAGGTGAAGCGGAAAAAGATCGCGAGGTTAGACGTGAGGAGCTATCTGCCGAAGCCAAACGGTTTGAGGATGAAGTAGCATTCCGTACCTGGGCAAAGGAAGGAGACTGGACAGAGGCTGAGACAGATCGGGTATGGAGAGCAACGGAGACTGAAAGAGACCGGGCTTGGAGGTCTGAGGAAAGTAACTTAGATCGAGTACAGCGAGCCACAGAATTCGCCACAGAGGATGAGTTCCGCAGATGGGCTACCGAAGGTGGGTGGAGTGAGAATGCTAAAAACAGAACCTGGCAAGCTGTAGAAGCTACCAAACAGCGTAATTGGGAGAGTATAGAGCAGAACAGGAATCGAGTTCAGCAAGCAGAGCAGTTTGAATCCGAAGACGAATTTAGAAGATGGGCAACACAAGGTGGATGGGATGAGAATGACGTAGATCGGACGTGGAGAGCTGTGCAGGCAACACAAGATCGGGCATGGCAGACCTTAGAGGCGAACAAGAGCCGTATCGAGCAGGCCAGACAGTTTGACTCTGAGGTAGAATTCCGTAAATGGGCTGCTGAAAAGGGGTGGGGACAAGAAGACATTGACCGAGCGTGGAGATCGGCTGAAGCTCAAGTAAACCGAGAGTGGCAGTCTGCGGAGACTAACTTAGAGAGAATTGAGAGAGCCAGGCAATTTGATACAGACGTTAGCTTTCGCACGTGGGCTTTAGAGCAGGGATGGGAACAAGAAGACATAGATCGTACGTGGAGGGCATTGGAAACGGAAAAAGACAGAGAGTGGCGGTCTGAAGAAGCCAATGTAGATAGAATAGAACAGGCACGACAGTTTGATACTGAGGTAAGATTTAGAGAATGGGCAACACAGGGTAATTGGGACCAAGCAGACGTAGATCGAGCTTGGAGAGGTGTAGAGCAAGATAAAGATAGGGAGATACGAGCTTCCCAATTTGACGAAGAGATGGAGTTCAGAAGATGGGCTACAGAGGGCGGGTGGTCGGAAAATGAAATAGATCGGGCATGGAAAAGCTCAGAAGCACAGAAAGAACGAGACCTACGAGAGCAGATTGAAGGAGACCGGCTGGAGTTAGCAAGAGCAGAAATTGAAGCTGGCGGTAAGATGGGTGAGAAGGATTGGCTCGGCTTAGGCTTTGACGTAGGAGAAGCAGGACTTTTAGGATGGATCTATGCCACGATGGACGAAGATGCAAAAAAGGACGCACTCGAAGTAATCAAAGAAGGTGGTGGATTAGGTGGGTTGGCTGGCATTGTTGCAGGAGGAGGTAAAGAAAAAGTAGTAACAACTGCTACAACTACAACTGCTACAACAGTAACGGCAGGCACAGGTGCGGGAGCAAGCGTTGGCGCAGCAGCACATTTTCTCATTGGAGCGGTTGGTACTGCTGCTGCTGTCGCCGGGGTAGCTATAGCAGCTTATACTCTATATGAGGGTGGTAGGATAATTCTGGATAAGCTCTTTGGAGCAGGAGAAACAAGACCTTCGGGAGCACATTTATCTCAGGATCCTGCTTCTGCACATTTCTTTCAGGATGCGCGAGATTGGAACGGACTAAACCAAGAGGACAAGTGGGCATTGGCTATTCACGAGACAGTAGACATTTTTGGGCAGGGGGACGTTGATTTGACGGTTGAACGATTAGAGGAAAGAGGCACAACTTTACAGGATGAGGCATCTCAGTTCGTAAGTGATCAAGATAGTCTGTACGAACAATACAGCTAAGACTGCCCTTGAGATCGGGTTAGGGAGAGGGATAAAACCACATCATGTATAAGAGAACAAGGTAGCTACCACCCCAAAATACCAAGAGGACAGCTCTGTCCAGAATTGAATCAGAGGGGTAGGGAACGAAGAACACTTTGACAATAACGTACCCAATGATAAAGCTTAGGAAAATAGTCCAGAATACAAGAGCTCCATGCTCTTGCTTCCACTCTGCACTCTCCCAGGCTTGTTTCAGAACAATAGTAAATTGTCTCATATTCCCTCCATAGTGGTTAGACACCTTTTGAAAAAGATAGGCGTTCTTGGAGCGCCTTAGAGCGTCCTACCTGGCATAGACAGCAAACAGAGCAACCATACCAATCAGCAATAGCGCAAGTGCTCTATTCTCCCAGTTGCATTTAGCGGTAGGATAGGCAAACAGCATTACGGAGTCTAACAAATAGATAAGGGTTCTCATACGTATAATATACGCCTGTATTTTCAGAAAGTCAAGGAAAAAGTGAGGACAAGATGGCTCTAGAGACAATCCGAAGTTTGCTTCTGAACTTAATCTTGCAGCGGGCTGAGGAAAATCGCCGTAGAGAGACGCCTGAGTATCAGGAGCAACAGCAGCGGATGCAGGGCTTACAGCGGTTGAGGGGGGGAGAGATTACCCCTGCTGAGTTTGCCTATCAGCATGGCTCTCCAATAGAAATACAGGAAGCGCGAAAAAGAGATCAGCAGCAAGCCCAGGATACGATGATGCGAACCCTTCTGGAGATGACGCAGGATGGTCTAACGGAGCAGGAGATTGGGCAGGCATTACAAGGCTATCAAGGGCCGATGGATAGGATTTATCCTGTTATCGAGCGGTTTGGGCCAGCCAGACAGCGACAACCTACTACACCAGCAAGCCACGTACCGAAGCCTCCTGAAGTAATGGCTCAGCAAAAAGAAATGGTTGATTATGGAATAGCAGCCCGTGCGAAGACTCCTGAAGAAATGGAGTTACAGAGACTTCGCACCGAATCTCTAATCGCAGGTACAGAAGCTCAGATTGCTTCAAGACGGGAAGCAGATACACGAAGGCGCACCCTTACGGAAAACGAGGAGCTTAAAAGGCTGGCTATGTCTCACGGGTGGGCTACCGTCTCTACGGGTGGAGCCGTTTCGGAATATAAGCTTAAGGAGATTACAGAAGCTGCATTAGATCCCAGAGGAGAAGGAGACTGGTACGGGGGTAGAGGTGCATGGGGTAAAACCTGGGAGTTAGGAGAAAGTGGAGAGGGCTTTCTAGATAAGTGGGTATCCAGTCAGACACTTAGGGGAGCACAGCACTTTCCCGATGATCCCGATAAAGCCAAAGAGTATAATAAGTGGGTAGAGGCACTTAGAAGACCTGGCTCGGATGAAGCTCGTGCAGCCCGTAGAGCTTATGAGCTTATTACGAGAGAATCCGGTGCCTCTGAGGCGAGTACGGAGTCTCTGGTTCCCTCACAAGCACCTGAGAACGAGGAAGTAGAGAAGCTAATCCAGGATTTAATGAGTGGTTGGCAGGCTAAAGGAACTCCCGGTAGTAGGGCTCAAGCTATTAAAGCACTTCAGGATGCAGGTCAAATACCAATAGGGTATAAATAATGCCATTAGTTCGGACAAGAATGTTCTTAGACGATCTTATAGAGCAGGGGCCGCCGATACTTGAACCCTTGCTGACCTCTATGGACTCTCTTATACAGGCTGGCCCTCCCTCTTTAGATATGCAAAAACTCATTGAGGCAGGGCCTCCCGCAGTACCTGAGTCTATTGGAATCATCGAGCAAGCTGGGAGAATAGACTGGGCTGCAAGACTTCCGTTCTCTCCTAAGGGACTCACTGACGCAGTAGATTTATACATCGCTACGCAGCGGCTCACAAAGAATAACTATGAGGAGTATGCTCAGATTAAAGAGCCCACTTTCGCAGAGAAGTTTGCTGGAATACAAGCAGGAATGCCTCTAAAACCCAAAGTTTTTTCACCAAAGCAGTTGCGGCAGTGGGACGTAGAGAAAGTAGAGGACTATCTACTGCGTATGGAAGAGGAGTCCAAGCGAGGAAAAACGTTCTGGGCACAGGTATTAGAGCAGGGAAGCTATCTCCCTGGCTGGATGATGGAATTCGTAGCTACGGGAGGTATTGCTTCTTTAGGTCGTCCAGCAGCAAAAACTGCAGCAACGAAACTTCTCAAAGGTGCTGTAGAAGCCGTAGCTCGGACGGCAGCGATGCCTCATAGAGTTGGAGAAGCTATCCTAAAGCGACAAATTCCCGAGGAGATGCACTTTGGGAAGGATGATAAATTCGTAGTCGATGTAGAGCCTGACTCCTGGGCTACATCCATAGCTAAGGGCTGGGGTGAAGTCTTTATTGAGGTAGCTTCAGAGTCTACTGGTGGAGCGATTACTAAAGCTCCCAAGTGGCTAATGTCGAAGACAAAGTTTGGGAATAAGCTTTTAAGTGGACTACGGAAAGCTTACCTAAAAGCAAACCCTACCAATAAAACCGCAGACTTCTTCAGGAAGATATCTACTCAAGCAGGATACAGTGATTTAATCGGAGAGATGGGTGAGGAGCGGCTTGCTACCATCTTACACGCTATTGCCAATACAGAGGACTTTGGTGCGGGTAAAGATGCAAGCTGGTGGGAACGTTTGAAGACTGGCCTGAGTCAGGATGTAGAACTCAATTCGTTAGTTGTGGAGGGCATAGTTCTTTCTCTCCCCGCAGGAGCACGAGTGGGACTCTCCAGAGTGGTTAGTCCCTTCCGGCAAGAGACCCATGAAGCTAGACGTGAGGCTGCCTTTGCTAAGCAAGCCCAGAAGGAAGCTCGGGAAGAAGTACCCGCAGCGCTTATGGAGAAGATTATAAGAGCAGGGAAGGAAGGAAAACCTGAAGTTACGGAAGCTGCAAAACCTGAAGTTACGGAAGCTGCAAAACCTGAAGCTAAGCCTGTATGGAAAGAGCCCTATAACTTAACCGTAGGCCGAAGATGGTTAGGTAGGCTTAACAGACTAAAGAAAGAGCTAAGCATTGCAGATTTGAGTGAAACTCCACAAGGGAGAGCACTTCTAGAGCCGGGGGAGACCGCAAAAAGACCTGCTCAGATGGTAAGGGGAGATATAGCTGATGCGGAGCGAAGTATTATTGAGTTGGTGGAACGTCTCCCAGTTCACGTCACTACAGAAGCAGCAGAAGGTGCTTCTCCTTTATTTAGAACCCTCTTGCAGACAGCGAAGGATATACAAGAACTACGAGATAGACGTACCCGAATAGGTATACGGGAAATTCCTGTTGGGAGAGAACTCGTCGGACCCGGTGCCCTATTACCTTCTGAAGAGCGTGAAGGGGCTAGAGCTTTTGATACAAGAATTAATGCCCTGGAGCGGAACCTACTTACCCGATTTGAGCAGTACGTCATGGAGCCTCTTCCAACTATTGGGCCAGCAGCAGCAAGAGTAGAAGTGCCAGGTAAAGTAACAGAAGAGCTAATTGCTGAACCCCCTGCGGCAGGAGTTCCTGAAGAAATCCCAGAGCTTGTTCCCCCTGACCTTGCTCCCATAGGAGAGCGTGTAGAGGAGGAGATCGCCGTCTCAGGAGCCCCACGAGCTCCTATCTCTGAGGGGGTGGGGGTTACTATACCCCCAAAGGAGATCGTGGCTCCTGAGCCTTCTGAGAGCATTGTAGAGGAAATGCAGAGAAAAGCGGGCTTAGATGAGGAAGCGGAGGGACAATGGGATCGGCCTGCTCCTTCTCGGATCGTCTCTCCTACTACAATGGCTCAAGCTCTATCGATCTCTGATGTAGACCTTCCCTCAGCGAGAATCATTGAGTTAGGTAAAGAAAGACCTTTTACTGAATTTAGAGAAGCAGTGATTACTGCATCAGGACTTCCAGAAGCTCAGTTCTTCGAGCACATTGGAGAGTTTGAGCCTACTAAGGTATGGAATTGGATCAATAACGCCGTAGCTCGGGAGTTTGTGGACGTAAACGTAGCAATCCCCCGGGACCCGAGTGCATCTCCTATCGTCACACTGACTGAGCATACGGGAAAAGATTTAGCTACCGGACGTAATATCTCTCCGTATAAGCAGAGCTCTCTGATGGATGAAACCTTAGATAACGTAGTGTACTTTCAGTTTTACCATAAGCCCACAGAGCCTCTTACGGGGATTCCAATAGGTACTGCTCATTACGACTTTCGTTCCGCACCCCGAGCCGCTTACACCGCACTTTACGATAAGCTCTTAGAGACAGGTCAGGTACTTTTTACCGGGCTATCCGATAGTGGTACGTTAGTCGCTCTGAAGATCAACCAGCAGGGTAATGCAGCCGCTTATATTCAGAAGCTTAGAGCCGATGGAGTAGAGGTGCTTCCCGAGCTTGAGACAGCTATTCAGTCTTGGGAGCCTACAAAAGTGGCAGCAGAGTGGACTATGCACGAAGCCTCTAAGAAGCTTTTCGGTCCCAACTATCATACCTATTCTCCGCAAGACTTAGTAAAACGAGCCAGAGGATTTGCGGGAGAGGGAGCCACGTTAAGAAGCGATCTCTTTCCCGATGGCATAGCCTTTCAAATTAGAGCAGATACCCCCTATACCGAGCATCCCGATCATCCCTACGAGGATGGTGCAGGGTTCGTCACGCTTGAAGTCGCCAAGAAAATGTCCGAGTCCTTTAGTGGAGACCCTGAGTTGCATAGAGGGTTTAAGCTTTGGGTTAATGTCAGAGAAGGGGATAGAACACTATTAGAAAAAATCTATTTCTCCGTAGCTCCTAAAGACTTCGATATGCAAGGCGCAGAGATGGTAGCCTTTGAGTCCGCCTCGAAACGGTACGATGGGTACGGCTTAGATGTGTCCTATACCATTGGGGCAGAGGATGTACGAATCAAATTCGGAGATCACCCACAGGCGGAGAGCACCTACGCAAGCTTCCTTAGACAGACCTTTAACGATGCTGTAGGAGAAGAAGTACAAGAGGCACTGTATCAGGAAGTTGTGCTACCTACTGTAGAAGAATTCAATACGCTAATGGAAAGTGCTAAGGATCCCTTAAAAGCTGCCAAGCTGCTGCAAAGGAGATTGGGAAAGGGATTGGATGTAAACAGAGAAGGAGATCGCTTAGCCTGGGCAGGGTTAGCTCTTCATCCGGGCAATCGAGAGTATTTCGAGCAAATTCTTGCCGGTGAGATTTACGAGAGGACACTATCATTTCATCGCAAGAACTCTTCCAGAGCTACCTTAGTACCAGCCACCGGAGCTTACAGAGAGCAGTTAGCTATGGAAACCGGAGATGTGGTACCGGGTATCCTTTTACCTTACACAGCTAAAAGAACAGTTAAGAAAGGAGACTTGGTACTTGCTAACCGCAGTCCTATCGTGGGTGTAAGTGGGACAGTAGCTGCACAGGTACGGGGATTCCTTCCCCAAAATATGGGACAAATAGCGCTTTTACCTCATAATGTAGTAGTAGAGAACTTCAATGGAGACTATGATGCAGATGAGGTATTCATTCATACTAAGCTAAGTAAAACGCTTACAGATTACTATCAAGATCACTTCGATGACTATAAAGATATAGCTGCAAGTCTTACTCCCGTAGAGAGCTTGAAAGAAGAGAGTTGGCTCGATCCTGAGGATAGATTAGAAGCTTCCTGGAGATTCGGAGCAGGTAAGCCAGTAATTGGGCAAGTATCTAATCTTAAAGCACTTTATCGCATTCTGCAAGATAACCAGGTGCAGCTTGGCTCAGCTAAGTTAATCTCCGAGGAGCAAGCACAGGAGAATTTTATCCGGTGGTCTGCGGCATCCACTGATCCCAAGTTAGGACTTTTACAGCACTGGGGATGGTTTACTCCTTGGGGTGCTAAGGAACAGCTTGGGGGTAGAGACCGTATAGTAGCTCAGATGTTTGGCTTAGCAGACGTAAATTGGGAGACAGGAGAGTGGAAGATCAAGCCTGGTGCAGAAGCTAAAGTACGAGGGCTAAGCCGAGCAATAGATAAATGGCGTGTAACACGTATTGTGGCCAGTGCTACTCCATTGGGAGATGTCCCTGTACCCAGGCTGAAGGCTCTGAGAGCACACCTGGCAGCTGTAGTAAAAGATGATAAGCTTCCCAATCACGGGGCTTCTACTTACGAGCGGTTGTTTCTTGCAATGAAAGAGATACCTGAGCCTCTGAAAGCACCCTCTTACCTTAAAGCTCATACAGAAGCTCTAAGTCAACTGAAAGATAAGTACGGTAAAGTACCAGGGCCGAAGGTAGGGCAGCTTTTCAATCGCATTAAGGGAGAATACGATAGGGCATTGGCGGTACTGTATAGACAAGTAGAAGTAAATAAGTCCGATCCCTTTGGAGATCGAACGCGCTGGAATCCAGCCGCTAATCGTTTTGAGGTCATTCAGCAAGGAGCTAAGAACCGTATCCGTGATTTAATAGAAGCGGAGAACCTAACTGAAAAGGAGCTTACTGGATTGGGCTTGATGGCCTTAGAGATTCATCCCTCGCCTAAAAGTAGAGAGAAATGGTCACGCCCCATCTTTTTAGCCGTAGCACCCTGGAAAGCCGGACAGCCCGATTTATTGCGTGAATATGGTGAGCTTTACAACCAAGCCTATATGGACTTGGAGGGTGTAGGTGAGCCTGCACAGCCTAAACCTCAAACTCAAAGACTGTTGGAGCAAAAGGCTCCTGTGCCCTCTAAAGTAGTAGAGGCAGCTAAGGAAGTGACAAAGAAAGTAGAGGAAAAGCCCGCTACTTTTGCAGCAGGAGTTTTACCTATCCCTTCAGGAGCCCCTGCGGTACTGAGATGGGCAGCGGGAGAGAAAGGCAAAGTAAATCGCAAGATTCTGGACATTGCAGAACAGTACCCGGAGATGATTAAGTACTTCGATGGGATTGCACGTTGGGAGATCGGAAAGGATACTCCTGAGACGATTAGCGAAGCACAGCAAGTACTAAGGAAGTTAGAGCAGTATGGAAAAGAAGGAAGAAAAGCCGGTTGGTGGGCACGTACGATGCGGCAGGCTAAGCGTGTAGGCGAGCTTAATGCTACTAGGATACTGACTTATCAGGTGGGTAAAACTGAGGCTGGAAAACCTGTTTACGAACCTCTCAAAATTTTTGAGTGGGGAAGAAGACAGATTGGAGCAGCACTATCCAGGGTAGAAGCTCATAGATCGAATAGACAGGAACCTTTTCTTAAAGGTACGTCTACGCAGAAAGGCTTAGGAGCATTAGGTGATCTGGGATCTTACGAGACGATGGTAGAAGCCGGTGAAGTACTTACGCAGTGTTTAGAAGGAAAAATTGGAGAGGATGAAATCCCCTCTAAGTATGCTGCAAACACCAACTTTACCGATCCTTACAAGAGATGCCGCAAGGAACTGAATGATCGAAGAGCAAAGATGGGCACCTGGGAAAGAAACGAGGCTAAGATAGCAGAAATTGAAGCTAAGGGACCAGCGTATGGATCGTACGTGACTCTTGAGCTTGGACCAAAGAGAAAGGAGACTCGCTTTTTAGTCTATGGAGAAGCCAATAGAGTAGGGCACCGAGCTTTTCAGATCAGAAAGCAGTTGAAAGAAAACTATGTATTTGATGAGAATGGAGAGAAACTTTTCTACGAGTTTCAGCCCAACATTCCCCGAGACGGGGATTACGTGCCACATTTATGGGAGTCCCCGAGAGATTTCCGATTGGGTTGGGGAATAATGATGCAGCAAGCTTTAGCTCCTATTGCCGAGAAGCATGGAGAGGACTCCCCTCAATATAAAGCACGAGAGGAGAAGCTTTTAGATCAATTTAGAGAAGCACTATCAGGATTCAGAGTAGATGGGGCTCATAGTCTATACGGACAGTCACGGTACTTTGCTAACTTTCAGCACCGCAGAGCCAATATTCCAAATTACTCTAAAGATCCCTTTTTCTATATGGTCCGCTACATGGAGGGATTTGATAAGAAGGTTGAGTTAGATAGGATGGTCGTGGAAGCATGGAAGAACCGAGAGGAGATGAGAAAAGCTGGAGAGAGTAAGGAAGTCATTGAGATTTTTGATCGGTTAGTCAACGATGCCCTCGGTCGTCCCTCGAAGGTTGATCTGTGGGCATTGAAGTCCTGGATAGGTAAGGTACTAACCAAAGTAGGTATTCCTATTGACCAGCAGCGCCCGTTTCTTCAAGCTGCCTATTGGGAGGGCTGGTGGCGGTTCAATCAGTTTATTGCCTATAGACCCATTACAGCGGCTGTGAACCTCGGACAGGCAAGGAATACGGTACTATACGAGGGAGTAAAAGCATTTAGAAATGCTTTAGGAGCATCAAAACGAGGAACCCTGTACCAAATAGGAACAGATAAAGAGGGAAATCCTACCTATGGAACAGTACCTGAAATCGTAATGAAATACTCAGGGGTTTTCGATCAGATGACCCGCTCGGAGATACAAGACGTACTGAAGTGGGTTAAGAAAGGAGAGTTTGGCTACGAAGCAAGAAGACTTTTACCTAAAGCTCTCGGAGGACATAAAGCAGAAAGTATAATTTCATTTGAAGCTTTAGGCAAAGTGATGAACAAGTGTAGAATTACGCTAGATGGCTGGGGCCAGCGGATGTTTAATTGGAGTGAACGAAAGACTAGAGCATGGGCCTGGGCTACAGGATATGTAGCAAAGCGGGATATGGGTCTCGATCACAGAGCGGCAGTTCGCTATGGTAGAGAGTTAGTAGAGCGAGATATATTTCTGTTTAATGTGGTGGGGCGCTCGGCTTTTATGAACTCCAACGTTGGGAAAGTAATAGGGCGATATACCATCTACCCCGTAGGGCAAAATCTCTGGATGTGGAGAACTGTGAGAGAGTTCGCTAAGAACCCGTCCGATCGGAAAGCTGCCGGTAGGATCGTCAGAGTAATCGCTTGCGAAGGACTTATTAGAATGCTAAAAATGATTCCCTTCATAGCCATTACCATTCACGACCGATGGGGAGATGAGGCGTTAGAGAATTGGTACAGGGTGTACAAGGCTTTTGTCTTGGGTGATGAAAGAGAGCTAAACTATCTCATCACGAGAAACCCATTTATAGGAGCAAGCCCCAGTGAAGTCATTGGACTTTTAGTAGGGCTTGCAGGGTGGCCTGGCCCGGCTATGGTAACAAAAGCTCCAGCGGCTCTCAGAATGGCTAAGAAGCTCCCCTACGGGCAGGCTATTGGTATGCTCTATGATGTCTCCCAGAATGTATGGGGTGCTTTTGCAAAACATTTAGTTGGAGTCCGTGCAAAACGCAAGGGACCAGAGCCCAAGCCCGAGAGGTGGTACTAGTGATACGGGGGTTCCCATACACCATGTACCAGGAGGTAATATCCTCCTCCACCGAGCAGAAGAATAATGATTCTATCTGTAATAAGCAGAAGCACGGGATGAAATCCCATCTACACGGGGATGATGCTATGCGATTTAAGACGCGAAAATTAAGAGAACAGTGGGAGCTTAAGCCTAAGCTGCATCCTAGGCTGAGAGCAGTGCTTACTGCAGTGGATGCATACTCTATGTTTCACTTCGGTAAGCAAGTGGTAGTGACTTCACTTGTTCGGAAGACGAGTAAGAAGTCCGTGCACTACTGGGGTAGAGGAGCAGACATCCGTAGCTGGATTTATACTCCCTCTGAAGTGCAAGACATCGTACAATTTGTAGTAGAGAACTTTCCCTA